CTGCTCGCGGGTGAGCTTGTGCTTTCTCCATGTCATGGCTCGTACACCCTTATCTCCTTGTCCTCGAAGTCGTAGTAGACCTCGCCGGGCAAGGCGTCAGGCGATGGGGCGTCCGGCAGCTGCAGCCTGGTGGGGCTGAAGACGTAAGCTGGGTCATATATCTGGTGGTACAGGGCCTCGAGAAGCTCGCGCAGCCGCTGGATCTCAGACTCCAGCCGCCGGATCTCGTCGCGGTCGCTGCGCCGCCTGTTGTTCGGGCCGAACACCATCAGTAAACCAGCACCTTCACGCCATACAGCTTGTTGGCGTTCTGTATTTTCACCGTGAACCACTCGCCCACAACATCTTGCGTGCTAACCCAAACGACCTGCCGGCCCTCCGTGCCCTGGCTCGTGGCGATCTGCGTGTAGTCCGAGCGGTTGGACTTGAAGTAGACGTCCATCTCCTCGCTATCGGCCTCGCAGTCTATCTCTACCCGCCAGGCCCGTCGGGTTGTGCCGTCGCCATACGCCTTGGAGACGAAGGTCGCAGAGGCATCGTCCCCTGACGTGAACAGCGTTGCGACGTAGCCGCCCGAGGTGCCACCGACAAGGCGGTTGTTCAGGTAGTCCGCGGCGATGAAGTCAAGGCCGGGCGAAGCCACGCCGTGCTGCGTGTAGAAGTTGTGCGTTCTCCAGCGCGGGTTCTCGTCGCGCATAGAAAGCACCGGGCACAGGTTGGTGCCGCTGCGCCCTGCGAGATAGATCTCGTTGTCGTAGTAGCACATGGACCACTCGCCGCCGGACTTGTCGGTGAAGACGTCCCGGATACCCCCGCTGACCTCGCTGGCCCAGGCGCCGTCGTGCAGGAAGGCTCCGCGCTCGTTGGCGAAGAACAGGCCATGCGGCGTGCTGGCCACTGCCCGGCGGTACCTGCAGCCCTCACGAGAGTCGGTCTCGGTCAAGATCCCGACACCCGTGGCATGCTCATAGCGCCACGACCGAGACGGGGAGAAGATGATCAGCGATCGCCCGAGCACGCCCAGCGCTGTTATCTCCTCGTCAAGCTCGATATAGTTGTCGAGGTTGAAGTGTTCGGGGCGCCCGGCCTCGCTGATGTACAGACGGTTGGGGTTGTCTTTCGACACCAGGTACAGGCGGGCCCCCATGCTGGCGCCCATCTCTGCGGCCGGCGCTGCCTGGCTGTCTCCGAGGTTGTAGCGGTACAGCGCCCCGAGATCGCCATCCTGAAACGTGTCGTAGACCTCGAACGAGCCCGTGTTGCCGACGACAAAGGCGTGGGCCTCGGTGGTCATCAGATAGAAGTCGTCGTCGTCGGCCTTGGTGCGCCAGATCCTGGCCGTGACCAACACGTCGGTGCCCAGGACGGGGGGAGACACTCCGCCGGTGTAGATGTAGTCCTGGACCGTGGTCAGGGGGATCTTGTCGATCTTGAGACTGACCTTCTCCTGCGGTCCGGTGGTAACGAACAGGCTGAAATCGTAGTCCAGCCAGTTCTTGCTGCCGTCCGGGTAGATGTACTGTAGGTCGCTCTCGATGACCTTGCCCGACGGCATGGTCACCCGCCACGTCAGCGCGTAGCGGTACGAGCCGCCGACGCGGCCGTTGCCGTCCTTGTACACCAGCCCGCCGCTTGACCAGGCAGTGTAGCTCGTGCCGTCGATGTCGTTGCCGTCTGCGTCACGCAGGTAGATCTCGTCAGCGTCCTTGTAGTAGACGGTGTAACAGCGGTTTTCCAGCCGCTCTGCGCCGGCCATGGACGAGTCGATATAGATCCTGTCGCCGCTGGACAGACCATGTGCCGAGGTAAACGTCACGATGGTTTTGCCGGCCTCGGTGGTGAAGTCAACGTCAGTGATCGCGTTGCCAGATGTCACCTCTTCTACGGTGTGGGTTCCCTGCGGCGAGATGAATGTAAACGGAATCGTGTACTCGAGCGGACCCATGGCTCGCCAGACCGCGCCATCGATAGCCCAGTTCCGGTCGGTGGCGAAACCGGGCCGGCAGCAGTCCAGCACGTAAATGGCGTTGCGGTGTGACACGAAGTTCGGGTACGACTCGCTGGCCTGCGGGCAGCCCCCGGAATACAGGACCTCAAGGTCCTCTGGCCCATCGGGATCGTCGGTGCCAACAACAGACCCGGAGCAGTAGTAGAAGTAGCCGGTGTTCTGGTCGACGTGGATGTCGCTGAAGCCGCCGTTGCCACCATAGGCCGTCTCGAGGTTCAGCTTCGACCGCTCGAGCAGCCCGAGGGCGCTGTGGTCGTAGTTGGTGACCTCCTGCCCAAAGTCATCAGGGATGATGTTGTCAGCCGGCGCCGACAGCATCCCCATGAGCCTGTCTGTGCCGAACACCTTCATGGCTACATCCCGTCGTTCACACACACCCAACCGGTGTTGCCCGTGCCGGTCTTGATGTAGAAGGTCGAGTCAGAGGAGCCGCTCGCGTCCTCGCGCAGGTAGATGCTGCCACCAACTGCTGACACGCTGCCGTTAGGCGGGGCTGTGCCCCAGATTATCATCGGGTCAGTAGAGGCCGCATTCATCCTGATATTGTAGTTGCGCATGTTCAGAGAGCTGGCCATCCCGGCATCTGCGTGCGCACCAAACTTGAGCGTGCGCAGGCTGGTTACTGAATGATCGAGAACCTGCAAGGCGACAAGAGAGCTGTCGTCTAGTTCGGTCGCCACGCCAGAATACCAGTTGCCCATGAGGCGGGTTACCGTGTTAAAGCCGGGGACTAGAACGCCCGTACCCCAGTCGCCCCAGGCCCGGTTCACTTCGAACCGGTTGTTGGTTATCCAGGTGTTGTCCGACGCCGTGTTGGGCACCCGGATGCCGCACTCGAACTGCTCAAACGAGCAATCGGAGATGTGGATGCCGTTGGCGTTAGCGATGTGTACCGCTGTGTCTACTCCTGTGGTGCGACAGGCTATCAGGCGGTTCTCGTTGGCGCCCGACAAGAACTTCCAGCCGTAGGTCAGAGTGTCGGCGCCAGCCACAGAGCAGTCGTAGAAGGTGTTGTAGTATCCACTGCCGCCGGTCCTGTCCAAGATGAAGGCCGCGTTGTCACATCCTCCAACCGCGACCCTGATGCGCTCGAACACCCCCAGAGCACAGTCGTCGAACTTGATGGCCGCCTCGCTGTTGGCCGTCATCACAATGCCGATGTCTCTTATTTGCACGTCCTGAATGTCGGCGGAGTTGTAGAACAGCGGGCAAGTATAGCCGGGGGCATGGTTGATCTGGGTCTGGCCCATGCCGTCGCCATACAGCACCATCCCGTCAGGGACGTCCAGGGAGTCCACCGTGTACGACCCGCCGGGCAGATAGACCGCCGTTTCCCACACCGCGGCCGAGTCAATCGCCGCCTGCAGGCTGTCGGTGACGTTGGCCCCGGCTTGGACACCCATCCAGCGAGCATCCAGCGGCAGCAGGCCCTGGGTGGTGACCGTGTCCCCGGAGCCGTAGATGAAAGCCTGGTCTGTGCCGCCATAGAACAGGTCTTCTAGGCCCGTCCGGCGCCAAATTCCCGTCACCGTCTGCGCTTCAGCCTCACGCTGCATCTCCCTGATGTCGAGCCCGACTACGAGCACCACGAACAGAAGCGGCGCCCAGAGAAACCAGGTCTTGCGAAGGGCGTTCATTTCCTATCCTATCGTTTCGGGCCATCTGCGCCGGATGTCGTAAGCCGCCTTGTGTGGCAGGCTGTCTTCCTTGCGCCCCTCGGGCGCAGTCGCCCGGTCGTTGGACCGCACCCGAATGCGCCGCTTGCCGTCTTCGTAGAGCGCCCCGAAAAACCTCGAGGCTTCGATGTTCTGCAACTTCGTGTCTGCCGTGTAAGCCCTCTGTAGGACTCCGTACAGGACGATCGGCCACGCCCAGCCCGGCACCGGGGGCTCGGCGTCATCGCCCACCTCCACGTCTCCTGTGTGCTTGTAGAAGACCTCGATCTGGTTGGACAGGATGAGGTCTACTACCACCCCACGCGGCGGCTGAGACGACGGCGGGGCGCTGGACAGCACGTCCACGATCGCGCCGCGCCCAGGCGTGGTTGTCGAGTCGAGGGCCACAAGTGCTCCTCGGCCAGGCGTGTAGCTCTCCGACAAGTAGGTCGCGCCAGCTGTTGGTGTCGGATACAGCTTTATTTGATGATTCAGCTCGTCTGTATAGCGAAAGCTTGGGTCTCCCGTTCGCTCTTTGTACTTAGAATCCACCCGGCGCAGCTCGATGGCGCGGATCGGGTACATGTACTTCAGGTTGTAGGTGCACCGCTGCAGTTCGCGGTACCCCTCGGGCAAGTCGTACTCCCCGACGTTGGCTTCAGCTGGGATCACGTAGCGGTCCTCGATGTGGCCACATTCTCTGGCCAGCTCTTGGGCCACCTCGTCGAACCAGCCCATGATCTGTGTCCTTGGCACAGTGCTCGAATACGATGAATTGCCCCACAGCATCACATTTAATCGCTCCGCGATCTGCGCGTATGTCATTCTGCATTCCCCAGCCTGACCGGAGTCTCAAGGCCGTCCTGGGCGTATGTGGCCTTGACCCTTCGGATGTTCCTCATGTACTCGGCCCAGAACTCAATAGCGAGCGCTGGCTGACTGGTGGCGTATAGAAGGGCCATGACGTGCGGCACATACACCTGCACCTGCACCCATTCCGGGGCTGTCGACGCAACGGCCGCGGCTCCGTAGTCCGGGTAGCACGACAAGTGATTGACGCGAATCTTCTGACTCGACGCCGCAGACAGGCCGGGATAGATACAGATCTTGGAATAGGCGCTCGTGCCGGGAGCCGACATCAACACGTACAGCTCCGGAATCGTAGTGCGGTCCTTCGACCAGGTCAGACTGCGCTCATCGAGGTCGCGGAACGTCTTCTTGTCCAGCCAATGCTCATAGGACGAGCCGTCAATCGCGAACTGGACACTACGCACGTGGATGACGTCAGTGGGCAGGGCGTAGTAGATCGTATCTGCGTACAGATCGATCTCCTCGCTGGCCCACAGGGTCTCGCCGCGCTCCTTGATGGCACAGTCGGCCATGTGCACGAGCTTGTATAGATACTCGTCCGACCACCTGTTTTCGGTGCCCGGCAAGAGGCGGCGGATCTTCTCCGTCACCTCGGGAAGTATTAGCCCCATGATCAGCCTCGGGGCAGGGGGGCCCGAAGGCCCCCCTTCGGTTATGGCGAAATTGGCCTACAGACCAACCGCGCCGGTCGGGAAAATCAGCGCCTCCACGGTGTCAGCCGCGTTGACATCATCTTCCAGCGCGACACCGAGCAGGCACTCGTCCGGGGTCGTACTGGAGTCGCACGTACCGTCAGCCGCAGCAATCAGGTAGACGCCGGCCGCGATGTCGTCATCGGCGTTGGTCGTCACGGTGCAAACACCCTGTACCTGCACGCGGATCACCGCTCCCTCCGCCGCGGCCGTATCGAGCGCCACGCCCATCGGAACGGTGTTCGCGTCCGTCTGGCAAACTACGTTGCCGTTGACCGCTCGAGCGTCCACCGCAGCCGCATCGTCGACCTCGGTCGAGTGCGCCCAGCGGACGACCATGCCAGCGGTAACAGCTTCGCCGGTGTAGAACTTGTACGTCTTCTTGGGCACGGGGCTGGTCGGGCCGTAGCCGCCAGCTCCACCCAGATTCAGATTCCCAGGCATTCAAATCACCTCCTCGGTGGCTAGCTCACGCACGCGGAGCCTTCGATCGCCTGCAGGACGGCCTGCTTGCGCCGGTTGGAGCACACGTGCTGACCCGCGAAGATCAGATGGTTGATGCTGGCGAGCTGGTTCAGCGCCGGCATGAACCCGGTCGACACGAAGTCGGAGTCACGCATGACCTTCAGCTCCATGAAATTGGAGTTGACGAACCACAGCGTTCCTTCGCCAGTGCCGGTCGGGCTAGCCGCGGCGTCCCAGTTGGCACCGCCGGCCAGGTCCGGAACGTGCTCGTCGAAGCCGACCTCACACTTCCAGTACATGATCGTGGGGAAGCCCATCGAGGCGCTCTCACCACTGGTGTACCGGCGCTGGTCGATCATCGACCGCTCGAACGCGGCCCAGGTGATCCGGTCGCAAACGCCGATGTCCGGCGCACCGCCGGGGCCCTCGGACGCTTGCAGGTAGGTGTCCTGGACGTCTGCACGGAAGCCGGCGTACGAGTCGACGTCGCCCCAGGTCTTCCGCTTGTTGTCCCACCAGGTGTTGGCCGACGTGTCGATGCCGGCCGGGTCGTAGGTGTTGGCCGAGGCAACGAGCAGTGGCAGGCCGTAGATGTTCTTGCCGCCGTTGCCAGTCGCGGTCGCCGAGATGCCCTCGATGTCCATCAGGTGCTTGTTCAAGAGCGAGATCGCGGTCATCTTGGCTTGCTGACGCTTCGCGTCCACCAGATCGACAATCGCGGCCTTGCCCGAGTTCTTCACCTTGGAGATGCGGTCGATGATCACGGGGACCACGTACTCACACCAAGGATAAAGCGCCTGGGTGAACCCATCGGTAGCGTCCGTCGCGAACGTGTCGTACGGACCGACCGACTGGGCGTTCTCGTTCTCGGCGTACATCAGGTTGACGGCGCAGAGAGTTCCGGAGCAGTTCTTCGTGATGCGTCCAGCCTGATACAACTTGTAGAAGTAGTAGTTGGACTTGAAGATCGCGTCCTGGAACTCACCGTCCTTGTGATATTCGTCCCACGTCGAGGACAGAAGTCCGTCGAGAGTGGAGGAACGAGCATTGGTATTGCTCACAGCCATGTCTGGTCACCCCCTCATAGGGTCTAAGTGTACCCGGCCTCCTCCAGGGTGCGCTCCAGTCGCTCCCGGAATCCCATTTTCGCTCGCTTCGCTTCCGCGTTGCTAGCGGCCTTGGTCGATCCCGGTCGGGGAACGCTTCTGGCGGGGGCCGACTGTTTCTTCTTGGCGGTGGCCGCTTGCTTGTTGTGCAACTTCACGTTAGCCACCGCGTGCTTGTACAGAAGGTTGATGCCGTTCGGCTTGGTGAGCACGTCCTCAGTCCAGAGTTGCGGATCTTCCTTGATCAGCCGGTCCATCTCGGCGTCTACGGCAGGTTCGAAGTCTTCGCGACTGCGGATCTCGTTCACCACAGAATCGACCGCGGACTTCTGCCTCCACTCCCTCAACTCCTGCAGTTCCTTCTGCAGGGGTGCGATGGCCTGGCGCTTGACCCACGCTCCGTGTTCCCTGATCGACCTCTGGATCTCTTCCGGAGTTCCGGTGATCAGAATCTCGGGCTCGGGGTCCTGCTCCTCTGGTGCTGCGGCTTGCTCGCCTTGCGGCAACTTGCCTGAAGTCAGGGCATCTATGAGCTTGTTGTACCGCTCTTCCATCGCGGCAGCTCTCTCTGCGCGCTCCTTCGCTTCTCGTTCGGCCTTGCGCATGTCCTGATGCGCCCAGGTCGCGCCCTTCTCCAGGTCCTTGTACTTAGCCCTCAAGGGGGGCGGCATGGTGTCGGGGTCCCGTAGGTCGATCGAGTCCCAATCGAACCCATCCGGTCCCGGCTCCTCGCCCTGCTCGGGCTCTTCAGAGGCGTCAGGAGTGGCCTCGGCTTCCTGCTCGTCCTCCGGAGCGCCAGCCTCCTCCGCCGAGGCGTCCTGCTCCTCTTCGCTCAGGGTAGCCTCGTCGGCTCCTGCCGCGAAAAGGTCAGGGTTGACCTGCGTGGGGTCTGGTAATTCTGACATTGAACTTCCTGTCGTTATAGATCGGCCTCGCCGATCTTGCGCTCGAGGATCTTCTTGAACTTGTCCGACTTCTCGGTCTTCTCGAAGGCCCTCTTTGTTTGTAGCTCACCAGATTTCTTGGCGAGCTGCTTTAACTCCTCCCTCCCCTGCGGATCCTTGCTCCCCCCACGGTCGACCAAGTAGTTGATATCACGCGATATCTCGGCCTCCTCGCTGGGCGGGTCGTAGTACTCCAGGCCTCGGCTCTTCATGACCTCGCGCAAATGGCTGCGCCCCCTGATGTGCTGACCAAGCGCCTGGTCGTATCCCTCGTAATTGACACCACCGGCAACCGTGTCTCCCTGCAGGCTCACGCTGCGCAGGTCCGTCGTCCAGTCGCGGGCAGCCGGCAAGCCGCACTCGCGGCACAGTGCATGGTCGTGCCGTTCCTTGATGGACTGCTGCAGCTCGGTCAGCGTGCCGCAGTGCTGGCACAGGTACGAGTACCAGGGCATTAGTACCGACCTCCTAGCATGCCGGGGTCGTCGCGGTGCTGGCGTGCCGCATGGGCCTCATCCTCTGCCGCGGGCATCGAGCCAGCCAGGTTGGCGACCGTCTCCATGTCGCGCCGCTGCTGCTCCTGTTGCTTCATCTGCTGGTCCTGCTGGGCTCTCTGGGCCGCCATCTGCATCTGCTGCTGTTGCAGCTGGAACTGCTCGTTGGCGATCTTGACCAGCTCCTCGACGATGCGTGGGTCGGACATGCCGATGTTGTCGAGCGTCGACCGTAGCAGCGCCTCGCTGCGCCACAGCCCGGTCTGCATGCCCTGGGAGAAGACCCCGATGGCGTTGAGCGTGTTGGCCGCAACCAGGTTCTTGTCCTGCGGGGCCATCTCCTCAACGTCCACCTCGATCATGTAGTCGCCGCCGATCTCTTCCGGGTCGACAAAGGCAAGGAACGCTCCTTCCCCTTCCTTGCCCTCCAGCATGACGGCCTGCCTGAGCGTCATGTTGTGCTTGATCGAGTTCCACAGCTTCTCGCCGCCCTCGATAATCGCCTCCTTCAGGAGGTTGCGCTGGTAGTCGACGCGCAGTGAGTCGTAACCGACCATGGCCTTGGCCTGCGTTGCGGTTTTTGCATCGGGTCTGGCACGGCTTTCTCCCGGCTGTCCTCCGACCTCATTGAAATCCTGTGCTGTCAGGGCCGTGTTGTTCCACACGTCACTGCTCAAGGGGGACAGCGGGACTTCCATGATGGTCTCGGAAAGCGGCCGGGTAGACTCAATGGGGATTACCTCCACGTCGACGTTAGAGCGCAGCTGGGCACGTTGGTCCTCGCCCCAGACGTCTGCCTCCACCATGAGCTTGCGCGCTACGCGGCGCCCAGCCGTAATCTCGAGCTGCCGCATCAGGTCGTAGATCTCGTTGACCGGGGCCAAATCCGTTAGCGGGGGCCGGGGGTAGAAATGCCCGTTTCTTTCCTTGGGCCGGTAGAAGATGTACGGGCTGTGCTCAACGCCAGGAAACGCGTCCTTGACATTCACCCGGCGCAGATGCCGGTGATGGCCATCGACGACCACGGCGTACTCTTGCTCTTCGAGATCCCAGCAGTGGAACACGCGACACATGTCTTCGTGCTGCTGGATGAAGTCATCCTCGACGTGGGCCGTCTTCCACTTGTGGTCGTCTTCCTGCTCGGACGTGTAGCCGGTGTGCGTGGCCTTCAGGTTCGAGGTGTTCCGGTACAGCGGGTTGGCCTTGATCTCCTTCAGCGGAACCAGCTCTTCGTACACGATCCAGCGGTGCTGGCGGAACTCGTTCTCGCCGTCGGGGTCGACGATCAGGCGCCGGAAGTACACCCAGTCCCAGAACCACTGCTCGCGCAAGGGACGCTGGTACTCGGGGCGCAGGATGGGCTCTTCGTTCTCGTCGACCATCGGCAGCGCCGTGACCGGGTCATACATGTAGACCTCGGGATTCGGCATCCCGTCGACTTCTTTCGGGAGTCCGATATCCTCGCCCTCGAAGTCGGCGGTGTAGCCGATCATCCAGGCGCCGTAGCCGAACTGGGCCGCGTGGACGCCGCGGCGCAGCTGGCGCTTCACGCCTATCCGCCGGGCGATGTCATTCAGAAGACCTTCCGCCACCTTGTAGCGGTAGACTTGGCGCGGCTGGCCGTCGACGCCCACGATCGGCACCGGGTCGTAGCCCTCGGTGTTGATGGGTTTCATCTTGAAATACGGGCTGTGGTACACAACGCTGGCAACACGCGTTTCCACCCAAGCGCCGCACTTGTTGATGCAGACGTCGTCATAGCCCTCGACGCCTATCGTGGCGCGGACCTGCATGTCCTCGAACTTCTCGTTCGCGTCCCAGATCTTCTGCTCTTCGTCGCGCCTGGCTATGCCCTTATCAATGCGGTGAAACCAGAGCTTGACGAACTCTGACGCATTCGGGGCTGTGCGGGTGTTAACGCGCTGCATGTTAGACCGGCTCCTTCTGGAGGAACTCCTTGGTGACCTTCATGCGCTGGCTGCACTTGGCGCAGCAAAGCTCGCGGCTGAAGGCGTTGCTGACCATTTGGAGTTCCGAGGCACAGGACGGGCAGTGATAGGTAATCAGATAGACCTGCCCCTTTGTCATCATGCCGAACCGCTCCGCGTTGCGCGGCGCCCCGTACTTCAGGCGCGCCCGCGCTTTACGCGGTGATCCGGAGGTGCTCTTGCTCTTGTCTGGCTCTGCGCTTTTGTTCATTGATCATTCTCCTCGCGAAGGCCATGGAATGCGGATTGACTTCCTCGACCAGCTGATCACGCATCCCCTTCGGCCTCGAATCGAATAGATACGAGACCGCATCCCACGCGTGGTTGTCTTTCTGCTGAATCTGCTCTGGCTGGTTCCTGTATGCCGCAGTGGTCTGCGACCTGTGCAGAGCCCAGCGCAGGCGATACAACTCCTTTCTTAGGCCCGGTACGTGCCGCGTCAGATAGGCGTGCGGGTCGTTCGGGTCCTGCCAGTAAATGCTCTTGAAGCGCATGGCGGTCACAGCGTCCTGGCCCTTGCGGCCCGGCTTCATCCTGACACCCTCTTCTCCGAAGAGCGCGGCCACGGTCTGCTGCCCCTTCGCTGTCCAGACCTTCTGGGTGTGGATGGACGGGTCCGCAACGATGTACCGTATGTGATCCCAGTACGGGCACGCCTTGATAAGGCGGCAGTGCTGTACGTAGTCCTCGCACGGCTCGTACAGCTCCCAGATGAACCAGGAGTCTCCGGTCCTGTCGAAGCCAACGACCTCAAACGCTGCAGGGTTGACCTGCCCGAAATCGTACCCGGCATAGATGAGGCAGTTCTCGATGAACCAGTCCACCTCGTGCTCGTCGCGGTAGATCGGAGACTGGGGGTTGCCGGCGAACGGGAAGATGGGCGTACCGCCGCGGGCTTCGTAGTTGATCTCCATCTCCGTCTGCCAGGAGCTGGACTCCATCCCACCCTTGTAGCCCTTGCTGTAATCAGCAAGCCACGCCGCGCCCTTCTTGGTGGACGGGTCCTTGGCCGGGTCAGCGGTGTAGTGCGTCTCAACGACCGTGTACCCCGACGGATTAATGCGAAATCTCTGTCCGTTGGGCAGAGGTTTCCTGTCTGGGAGGAGCCCGACAGTTAGCCAGTCGGTGCCGTCGTACGCCTTGCCGGACTCGTCCAGGCCGTCTAGCACCATGTCGGTGAAGAAGGCTCCCTGAAATACAGACGAGGCCAGGATGATTCGCCCGCCGCCCTTAACCGCGGGCAAGATTGCGCCGACAGCTTCCTCTAGCAAGTCCTGGAACGCCGCCTCGTCCCCCATGTAACACGAGACAGTATCGCCGCAGACCTGCCGGGCTCCTTGTGCCACAGCAGAAATCGATGAGCCGTACCAGGGACACTTCACCCCGCTGAATGGATCAATGGGCTTGGGAGAATACAGGAGCAGGCCGGCCTTATTCCCCCGACCGCTGGCCACGTGAGGGTCCTGCAGCCACTGAGGAAGGTGCTGTTCTATATGGTCGATCCGACCCGCTCCGACGGCGTCCCTGCCCAGGCTGACCATCTTCTGCGCCTTGGTTTCCGTCTCACTCTGCCAAATTAATCGTCTTCGTGGGGCAGTTCGGACGAACCAGGACGCGAAGGCGGCCAGCAGCCACGACATCAGGATCTGCCGCGACTTGGGCAGGATCACCATCTTGTGCGCCAGTAGCGTGTAGAGAATGATCTGGGCATACTCCTTGTCCCAGATGGGCAGCTTCTTTATCGGGCGGACCTCGTCATGCTCATCAAACGTGCAGACGTAGTTGATGAAATGCCACAGGCCGCTGTCGGCGTAGTTCTTCTCGGGGGTCCCGTAGAAGCAGACCTGGGCGAACCGCGCCTCGAGCGCGTCGCGCTGTTTGTCAGAAAGTGTGCGGTGCTTTCTGGCCACTACGGTGCCCACTCCTCGAACTCGTCGTCGCCGGGCTTCTCGCCCTCTCCAGTCCAGATCAGCACTCTCTTGCCGTCAATTGCCGGCGTCGACAGATCCGCATCCGAGAACTCCCCGTCTGCGGTCACGACGTACAGGTAACCGGTGTACCCCGACGGCCACTCGCCCAGGTTGACCTTGAACGAGATCAAGTTGTCGTCCCAGTAGTATGGGATCTGGAGCTGGATATAGGTGCAATCGTCGTATTGCTCGGCGTTGCCAAGTATCACCCGAGCCCAGGTATCATCGAAATAGATGTCATCCCAGAAGCACTCGAATTGATGCGAGGCTTGCTGTATATACTCACCAACCCACATTTCACCGGGACCACTTTCATCGTCGATAAACAGCCCGACGCTTGCGGCCTTCGGGTCGTTCTCCTCAACGATCGCCTCTTGGTTCATGTAGGCCCAAACTCGCGCATCGCACTGTTGTGCTCCGCTGTCAAGCTGGCCGTACATCTCGAAGCAGTTCCATACACCCGTATCGGGGATATCGTACACGAACTGTTGCGACGCCTGCCCGCCGACCAGGTCGGGGCAGTACGCCGAGCCTGTTGAGCCCAGCTGGTCGTCGGTCCAGCACATAAAGGGACGGCCGGGGGGGTTGTTATTCGGCGGGTCTGGTAACGCTCTATGCCAGAACCAGCCGATATAAGGCTCGGTGTCAGCGTTGTATGGCCCGTCTGATAGGCGAGCACGCTTCCACTGCTTCGTTTCGGGGTCGGCCGTTTCTGGGCCGGGGAAATCGGAAAGACTCCACATCGACCAGTAGAAACGGTCGCTCGGCCCGAGGTAGTCGACGTCTGGATCGGCCGACATTCCGTAGAGCGGCTTATAGATGATGTCGCGTTGGTAGTTGTCCGGGTGGCTGTGTTCTGGATAAATGAACCGCGCGATGATGTCGCCAGTGTACTTGATTCGATGCGACCAGTCGCAGGCTCGTGGGATGTCGAAACCTCTATCGTTGTCGCTGTAAATGCTCCACCGCTGTCCGCCAGCCAGGGTCGAGTCCAGGCGCGACTCCGCCGCGAAGTCGTCGAAGTCCTCCCAGATCAGCGGAGCCGCCGGGTTCTTTGTACCGAAGCTGAAGCCCCGGATCGTCACGCTACAGGCCGAGGCCGTCTTGAACTCACCGGCAACCGTGCTGATGAACGTCGGCCTGTCCGGGGTCATGGCGATCGGCTTGCCCTGCTTGCCGGCCACCGTGGTGTCCTGGTCGCTGACGTTGTTGTCTGTGTCGACCACCCACGCGTACAGCGTGTCGATGGTGGCGCCCTCGCTGTCGAACCAGTGGTTCAGGTTGGCCGTGACCTGGATCTCGTCATCCGCCCAGGCGGTCGGCGGCTGCGGCTCCCAGGTCCGGCAGGTGTAGTATTCGGAGTTGTCACCGATGATCACGCGGGCCAGCGAGGTGTCGGCATACAGGTTGTCCCACGCCAGGTACAGCTCGTCAGGCTCCCAGCCGCCGGGCTGGCAGGACCAAGCCACGGCCCGCAGGCCACGAATGAGCGGCAGCTCGTCGGGGTAATCGGGCCCCTCCTCGGTATAGGTCTCCATGCCAGTCGAGTCGCGAACGCTGAACGCTAGGCCGTTTTCGGCCTTCCAGAAGTGCCCGGCCAGGCCATCGGTGTTGCCGTCGGTGCCGATCTTCATCCACAGGTGGCAGTCGACCCAGACGTCATTCATGCCCGTCCAGTCGGACCAGTTGTGCTCCAGGTATGCCCCCTGGGCACCGATGCCAGAGTTGAGCAGGTAGTACCCGACCACGCTCGTGCCGCCGGACTTCGCCAGCCACAGGTTCGGATTGCCATGCTGCGGCGGCATTCCCGGCCCACGGTTGTAAGACGTCAGCCGGAAGAGCTTCTGTGACACGGATGGGTTAACAAACGAGCCGCTGCCCCACGGGCCGCCCTGAGCGTTCGTGGTAATCCTGACCTTCATCGAGGCATACATCGTCTTGGTACCGAAGCTATCTTCCCAGTCGTGGTGCATCTTGTAGAAGCCGGTGAAAAAATCGGCCTCACTTAGTGGATGCTCCTCGGCGTAGAAGTCGCCGCCCCAGGCGCGCTCGCTGTTCTCCCTGTAGCGCGGACGGCGGAAGTTGCCGCCCTCGCTGCCCCAGACCGAGTACTCCCCGACATCGCCGATAGGGCTCGGCCCGAACACCTGGTTGTTGGTCCCCGACTCGAACGAGTCGAACACCGTGGGGGGCGCCGATGCCTTCGTCCCGAAGCCAACGCCAGTGATCGTGAGCGTCTGCCCGTGCTCCAGGGTCCCGGAGACGTTGTCAATCTCCATGACACTGCCGCGCTCCAGACGCACAGTGTCCGTGTCGGCCGCCGAATAATACGGTCCGGCGTAGCCGTCCAGAATGGTCCGCATGGACTTGGTGGCCAGGATGTGGTCGCCCTCGCCCAGAAGAAGCCGGATGTTCTGGATGCTGTCGTCATCGGTCGAGTAGTACGTATCGATGACACCGGCCGCGAAATCCTTGGACACCAGGACCATCACGGAGTCCGCAGTTGCATCGAGGGTCGCACCACGGCCGATCGTGGTCGTGGTGGTTGTGTCAGGGTGCGAGATCGAAACGTCCGGCTGATCCAGCAGCAGGGTTCCCCAGTTGCCGTCGTAGATCGCGTTGGCTTCGTTGTTCTGGTACACGATGTACGGGTACGGAACCGTGTTCTTGGTGTAGCTACCCTCCTCGAAGTTCATGGCGACAATCCACCCGCTCGGGTAGACGCTGTACGCCGTACATTCAGACCCAACCGTGCTGTACACCGGCCCGAAAACTGGATCGCTGGCCGCGAACCAGTCGTAGCCGTACTGGTGGGCGATATCCGACCAGCTCGTGCTGGTGGTCTGGCTCATGTTGGCACCGCATTCAGCCAGCAGCGCCGTTGACACCCGGACCCCGTCGAGCGTGTCCTGCTCGGCCAGGATCAAAAGCGGCGGGTCTACTCGCGCATTGGTGAACCGCTGCTGGTAGGTCCCGCTGGGCCCGAGCGCCTCGAACTCCTCGGTGGTGTTCATGCGTTCGTTGAAGATGTGCTCGATCATCTCGCCGTCGAGCAGGGCACCTGCGGAGGCCCGCTGCTCCGCAGCATCGCCGTTGTTGACGATCAGGGCAGTCTCGTCGCCCCTGACGTGGTCCAGTCTGCGCCTGAGCTTGGTGAAGAACGAATCGACCGCCGTATCGTAGGCCGCCTGCTCGTTGGCATCAGACCCGTGCCCTGTCCCGTCGACGTCCAGGTCAAGGAAGTCAGTGCAGTCGCCGCCGTCACACGGCCAGTTCGGGTAGTCGCTGTAAGCCCAGTCGATGAACACGCCCGTGTACGGCAAATCGAGCCAGCCGTTGCGGAACATGAACTCGATCTGGATGGAGATCAGCGAGTCGATCCCGGCCTCCTGAAGGGGGTTCAAGAGCCAGTAGACGTTGCTGTCGCCGCTGAAGTAGTGGCTCACGGTGTCGCCATTGATGTAGACCGGTCGATACGGAATCAGTGCGTCATGCATGCGGCGCTGGTAGCTGCCGGCCGAGGCAGACCCCCACGGCTTGCGGAACCCGAAGTAGTGGACATAGAGCGCCGGCATGAAGTCGTCGTTGTACATCGAGCGGGTGTTCTTGATCCACTGGATCGGGTCCATGTCGTAGTTGCTGGCCTCACATAGGTTCCACTGCAAGACCTTGTAGTCGAGGTAGTCGTTAGTCGACGAGTCCGGCATCGGGTTAGCCGGAGTTGCGCCGGCCGAGTACCAGTCCAGGTCGTAGTTGGTCCGCCACATGCGGCCAACCTCGGGCGTTGGCGCCGCAGCCAGCGGAGTGACGATCGATGGCAGGGTCGGCACGACATAGGTCAGGCTGTCCGCAGCGAACCAGGCGCCTCCACTCTCCTGCAAAAGCAGCCGGCACGAGATCGTGTCGCCCGAAAAGGCCATGAGCGGAATGTTGTCGCCAATCAGGCCGGCGGTAGCGAACGAGGACGAGGCCGCGGTCAGCTCCGTCCAGGTAGTAACTCGCGAGTGGTGGGTCGGAGAGTCATAGTGCGGCTGCCACTTGTAGTGGAGCTTCCGGTCCAGGGCCGGGCCCCCGCGCCAGGCACCAGATAGATACGGATACTCGCCGGCCTCGGTAACTCGAGAGATCGCCGCCGTCCAGAGCATGCCGCGGTTGGTGTCTCGCCCAGCGGGCGTCATCGGCAGATACCAGTTGTCGTCTTCGGCGGTGAAGTCCCAGGCAGTGCCGTCCTGGCCCCATCCGCTGGGAATCGAGTCGGCGACCGCCTGCGAACGCATCCAGCGCTTCATGTCGCTCACGGTACAGACCCAGCCGCCAGTCTCCTCGACGGCCTGGAGGATGACCTCCAGCTCGGCAGCGTCGATACCGTTGCTATAGCCGCCCGTCTTGCCGGCCTCGGTGCGCAGATCGTGCGTGTAGATGCCAAACACACCGAAGTCGCCCGCAGATACCTGCCGCGCCCAGCGCCGCACCCGGTTCTTGATAATGTAGTCGTCCACCGTTGCAGCGACCGTGCTGTCGCCCACGAGGGCATTTGAAGAAACCCAGGGCGGCAACAGGGTCGCGTTCACCGGGTTAACAAACTCAGCGTGACTGTTGCCCCAGCAGGCCCACATGGTGTCGGTATCAGCGAACCCAGTAGTGGCCTTCACGCCGAAGGTTCGGTTCCCGTCTGCCAGGGTGAGGTTGCCAACCGGGTTGCCGCGCACCCCAAGGTAGTTGTGGTAGGCCATCGCCTGCAGGGTGGCCGGGTCAAACATGTTGAACGGCAGGGCCATCGACTTGCCGACCAGCGGGTGATTGCGATAGTCCACGCCGAGAGAGTCTTCCAGTACGTAGTACAGCCATTCGGGGTCGGAGTCGTATAGCAGGCTGTCCCAGTTGGTAGCAGATGCAGTGAGCGTGTCCGGGTACATGCCCCGTGTATACTCATTGACTATCATCTCGTCGGTGGCCACGCGGTATCTGGTGAATCCGTCGAGGCCGCCGGCATCGTTCGCGTGCCACATGGAGTGGAAGCCGACCTCGTGGCCGTCTCGGATGAACTGCTGTACCTGGCCGAGGGTCAGCACGTTAGCGTTCGGGTAGTGCTTGGCAGACCCGAAGATGGTCATCTTCGCGCCACCGGGGATCCGGCTATCGAACGTATCAAAAACGGCCTTGTAGGCCATATTCGCGTTGCGGCGCCAGTCGTCGGTACAGAAGACGAAGGCGTACTTGGCCTGGTTCGGCCAGCGCGGCTTCTGGACCCTGGTGACGTAGTCGATCTCGAAGAACGCGAACTCGTTATCATCCGGCGAGGTCGGGTCGAAGTGCCGTATTTGGGTATACCCGATTGAAGAATCGTCCTTCTTGTACAGGAAGATGCCGTTGTTCACGCGCCCAGCATTCGCGGCTCGGACGCAATTTGTGATATCGATAGTAAACAGGCTGTCTGCTGTGTGTGATGCAGTACCGAAGCCTTGGTCTCCGCCGTCACAGGACCAGTCGGCGTAGTCGCCCCAGTCCCATTCACGGGTGCGGCTGGTGATCTCCGGATCCCAGGCCGGGCCGCTTTTAGCGGGGAAGCCGCGAGAAGTGAGGGTAGCCTGATCGCCGGCTGCAGCATCGTTAACGCCCTGGCGCTGGTACATCAGGGAACAGAAGGACATGAAGTCTCTGGTATTGGCGCCAACGTAGCGATACCAGGCGGAATCGGCTGGATTGGTCATCAGAACAGCAACGAGGGTATCCTGAGCGCCGATATTCTGCTGGCCGCCGGCAGTGAAGTGCAGCTTCGCGGAGATCACGTCCGAGCCAGGTGGCAGGACCGACTTCCAGTCGATGTAGACCATCGAGCCGTAGTGGACACCGCTATCGTCCCATGGGTTGAGGGAGTCAGGCGAGGGGGCCCACATGCCGTAGCGGAAGTTTTTGCCCTGGGCGGAGCTGTTGATCGCGAACGAGTCGGTCGACTGGGTAGACCACAGGCCATACGCGAAGTAGCCCGTGTAGTCGGTTCCGATATCGACAACCGAGTCAGCAGTCGACTCGAGGTTGTCATAGTAGTCCAGGATGTGATCGGTCCCCTCGACGGGGGTGACCAGCATCTTCTGTGCTACGATCGGGGAGAACGGGTTCGACGAGCGCTTGAAATTCGTCGGCCAGTAGCCTTCTGGATACATGCCATGAGGGCCGTCAGCCCTCGATCCAGTACCCACAGCGCAAGCCAACAGGACCCCCAGAAACAAGATCGAGGCAAGCGGGCGCAGTGCTCTCATCTTTCTTTACCTCGACATCGGGTGGACCCAGAGGGTGTCACTCAGGCCAACGCCGGCCAGACTGTCTGTCTGCGCATCGACGAAGAACCACTCGCCAGCCGGCAGGAACATCGGAATAGCGTCTGCCGACTGAGACCGGAAATAGCGGGTCACCCACGCATTCTGCGTTGAGTACAGGAAGTACCCGTCGTGAGTGACGGAGGTCAGATCCAGAACGCCGTCAGCGGCCAGGTACTGGATCGGGTGAGTCTGCCAAGCGTAAGCCAGCCCACAGACCAGCAGGACGCCGACCAGCATGGAAATCAACAGCGCTCTCATCGATTTTCTCCTTCGTGCTGCCAGTCTTTCTGGTAGAACTACCAGACTTCTTCTTCTCAGTGGAGGGCCTTGAACCCTCCTAAACACCCCCCGCCGGACCACATTCAGTCAGACGAGTCGTCCTCAACACCTTGGTTTTCTACGACGCGCAGGAACGACGGGGCCGTTGGCCCGGCCTCCTGAACGACCTTCTTCTCTTCTGCATCGGTCAACGGCTGGAAGCCGCGGTCGTCCTTGATCTCGACTTCCTGTTTCGACTTCCACTCCTGCGGCGCCATGTTGTTCAGCACCGCGAACACGGCCATGTGGTTGAAGCGCCCCTTATCGTCCATCGCGGCCTTCATCAGGCGCTCCTCGCTGGCTGCGACCAGCTCCGTCTTGCGGACAGCCAGCCGCCACTTGATCTCTTCGCAGATGTCCAGGGGAAGTTCCAGCATGGAGACCAGCGCATCTCGAGAAACCCCGCACACGCTAGCCAGGTGATTGGGAGTGCCCAGACAGCTGTCCACTTCACGCAGCGCTTTTTCAAGGACTTTTTCTCGTTGTTCTGCCGTGAGTTGAGCCATCAGAGCACCCCAATCGCTGGCAATACGGGCCGGCCTTCATCCGTAGTCCCGACGCGCCTCGACAACGTCCAGCCGGCCCCAGCAGCGCACGCCCGCTGCATCATGTCACCAAAACCTGTACAGGCAGTAAAGAATGGCCGCTAACATCGCTATACCTACGATCGGCTTCTGCCAGTCCTGCTTCTGTGGTATCTTGAAGCTAGGAAGCGGCTTCATCTACTCCTCGTACTCCCAGTCGTTCTCCCAGTCGTTCTCGTAGCTCTCGACCAGGGTCGCTACCAAGGAAATCAACCCCACATCCGGAGACTCTTCCTCCACAATCAACCGCATGATTTCCTCGACTACCCCGCCCAACGCAGCTGCCTGTTCCATGTTCATCGCCGCCTCACCTTCCACACTGTCCCGATCAACAGCGCTAGCAAACCGAACCCAGCCAAGGCAATGATCTCGATGATCGAAGGCTCAGTAGGCGGCCCAGGAGTACCGTCGTCAGTCCAAGGTACACTCGGCGGCGACCACAACCCCTGACGACCCCACTGATCCCGACCAGCTACCCGCAAAACCAAACCCTGTGTACCGTCAGGTACATCTACCCGGATCAACGCCTCGGTAACCACCCCCAGCGGCTCGAAATCACCAGAACCCGTCTTCCACTCCACCTGATACTCCACCACAGGTGAACCAGTCGTCGGCGGATCCCACGTGTAGGTCAGCTGCAGCGCCGCCCACGCTGGAGACACCAGCAAACAACCGCAACAAATCACCAAAATCAGAGATTTCACGCGGCTACTCAGCACCACCTACCTCCTCCAAAAACCGCTCCATGTCCTTCTCCGCCTCATCATCCCGATCAGGACGTAAAGAAAGACAACACTCACACGTCACGGAAAACCACTCCGTGGTCCCCATGAACTCCTTCCCTGTGAAACTCGGATCGCAGATCGGCCGAAATACATGAAAAACCCGGCGATCTATCACGCCGGGCCGCATCGATACTAACGAAATGTCTACACCATCCCCAGCAAAACCACCGTGATTCCTAATATAATGGACAGCAGTTTCCCGTACCATCAAAACCCGCCTCCATCCACGGACCACCATAAAAACACCAGTGGCCATACGTCGACCGAGCTACTAACTCGAACTCCAATACACCCCACACACACTCCAAACACGCGTCACAACAACCAGGACAAACTACATCGCCCTGATCATCGCGAACAACACCCGCTCCGACGACGCCGTCAACTCCCCCCACTTGATCTCCTTCTCCAACTGAACCAGATCATTCAAAATGTCCCGCTGAACACCTATCTTCTGCTTCAGCGCCTCCCGAGCACTCGGACGAGGAGAAATCGACATCGGATTCTTAGAACCTACTACCGCCATTTTTCTTGACTTTCCATCCACCCCTTTTAGCCAACACAATTCTGGAGGAGCTGACCATCCACGCGCGCCCGTAAGATCAGCAGATCGATAGCCCCCCCAGGGGGCCGGACTTTCAATTGAACCTCACGGTACACCATGACGGCACGATTGACAATCTGTCAAGGCCTACTGTAGTGAATCGGCACACCTAGCAAGCCCGATCGGCCCTGATTGGCCCCCAACCGCCCCGTGGGAAGAGCTTTTTTTCCTGGCCAGCCACAGGGGCAGGGCTTACTCATCCCCCTGCGGGAGAGGTGCTGTTTACTGGTGAACGTGGACATTGGTGCAGGTCGTTGTGCTTGTGTAGGTTGCGAATCATTGTTAGTTGCGACATTGTCTCAACGGTGTCAGATAGCCTTAGTTTGATATCGCGGCCGTCTATGCGGGCCGACCTTTTCGCCTGTTGTTGGGAAAAGGGCGAAACTAATGTAAATAATCGCTGGAATATGTTTCGGCGAAGCTGGAAAACCCTGCGGGCGGATGCGACAAATTCTCAATCGGCATAGCGCGTTGTGCGCGTTGCGGTTGCAAGTCTTCCAGCTTGCTTGCAAACCGCACGCGCGCGCCGCGGTTCGGGTTGCGGATTGCGAGGTTCTGTGCGGGTTTCGGCGTTGAGCGGTCGGGCGGATTCGGCCGGGGGGGCTTCTAAAACGTTGTGTTTAGGGGATTTCTTTAATTCTTCCCCCCCAACCCGTCGCACGTTATCACATCGGCGCGATGTTTGCAAGACATCGGTTGTAACGCGTTGTTCTGTTTGGTATTCTTGTTGTGTCGGGATGGGTTCCGGCAGGGCTTGAAAAACGGGAGGTTTGATTCCATGGCCAGATTTCAGATTGATGCGTTTGGCGCGAATGCGCGCGGATTTCTCTTCGCATGGAAGAGTTGCGTCTGCATGCTCGAGGCTCCGAGCGGTCGCGCTGCGATCGACGCTTTCGTGCGGGACCAGACAACCGCGGGGCTTGTCGGCTTGTTCGACGACGAATTCGGCGCTCTGGTAGCGTATGACGAAGACGGTCGCTGGGTAGCTGATCGCGAATTGAACGTGGACGAAGCTGGGCACTAAACGGAAGGTTGGTTCCAAATGAACACGGAAGAACACGTGGAAATCAGAACGATGATCGATCTCGAAACCCTCAGCGAGGGTCTTCCAGGAGACGTCTACATCGCCCGAGGTGGCAGGACCGGAAGAAAGATTCACCTGCAGCTTTCTGGTTCTTCCTGCCTTGCCTGCGGCAAATGGGTCAAGGCGGACTACACCATCCCGAATCCTTACGGCCGGGTGCCAGTCTCCGACCTCTGCCAGAAATGCTTTCACCTGAATACGCGCAGGGTCAAGAATGCCATTGTTCAGTAGCCGCGCACACGGGGGGCACTGCGGAGTCCCCGGAACGGAAGGTTGGTTCCAAATGAACACGGAAGAACAAAAGGTGCAGGTCCGGAATCTGATGGAACGGGTTAGCGAGGCGGATTCGCTTATGAGGCGGCTCTGGATCGAGGCTAAGGGTCTGAAGGAAGATGGTGTTTCTCTCCCTCCGGCCCTGGTCCCGATGCTCTGGGTCGCGCAGCAAGCCGCATGGGAAACCTGGCACACATCTTGGAAGCATGACAACAACTTGGAAGCATGACAACAACTAGCGGAAACACACACGGGGGCCTTAGGGCCCCCGGAAAGGGG